CGAGAGCCGGTCAGGATCACAGCCAGATCCCTGCCTTGGCGATGCCGCCAGCCGTGCCCTTGGTCTTGACCACGCCGTTGTTGAAGACCGATCCCTTAGCGAAGGGGAAGGTCAGGTTCCCGGCCTGACCCATCTGTGACACCAGAGGATTGACGATGTCTGCGCTGGAAAGGTTGGGCAGGTACATCCGCATGACGGTGAGGTCGACGCTGGCCTCGACGGGCACCATGTTGTGATCGAACATGGTGTACGTGTAGTCCATGCTGGCAATCATGCCCTGGAACTGGATGGAGTTCGGGCCTCCAAAGACCACCTGAAGACCCAGGCCCTGGGGAGGTCGGTCACCCGCTCCATAGGTACCCAAGCCCGTCTGACCAGAGATCTTCTGAGGCTTCTGAGTGCCGGGGTAATCAGCCTTGGCGTCGTAGATGCCCATCAGCCGCTCTATCGACCGGATGTCCCAACGACAGCCAATGTCTGATGGACCGGGCTTACCGTTCGGCCCCTTCACGTTGCCCTGCCAGACCTCGTACATGCGATTGAAGATCAGCGTGAAGGCGATGGTCTGGTTCTGCACCCAGTAGGCACCCTGCTGCATGGCCGTGGGGTCCACCTGAGAGGGAGCCGCCACGTCCACGTTCATGGCGCAGTCCGTAGAGATGGTCGAAGGGTTCATCATGAAATAGCAGGCGAACTGCCCGCCCTTCCGGGCCTGGAGCTTGACCGAAGTGGGGTCGGTGCTGCTGCTGTCGCCTACGTTCGCCAGGAGTTCCACCATGCCACCACGCACCAAGGTGGAACTGACATTGACGGCACCAGCCTTCGGTCCCATGAAGACCCGGAATCCGCCACCTAAAGTCTCCGCTGCGTTGGCTCCCATAAACAGAGCCGAGAAGGGCAGGTTATTGCGGGGGTCATCCAAGGGGGCAATGGCGAGGTTCTTGGCCTCGTCAGACTTGGGATCGATGAGCTTGCCCACCGGAGGGCCACCCTGCTGGCCTGACCCCTGCGAGGTGTCTCCAGACCCTCCACTCCCGCCACCACCGGCACTACCACCCGGTCCCCCCGAGCTTCCGCCACCCGAGGGTCGCTTGATGCCCCGGAACGGCTCAGTGGAACTGCCCACCAGATCCAGTGTCGCCATCTTGACCACTGCCCCGGTGTAAGGGGCTTCGATGGTCTGACCACCCCCGGCGTACATCTTGACGTGGGCGTTCTCTCCACTATTGCCGGGGACGAAGTAGAGAATGAGATCCCCAACCTGAAGATCCGCTGCGGCAATGGGTCCGCTCTGAGTGACGGCATCCCAAACCGTCTTGAAGGTGGTGTTGTTATTCCACTGGGCATTGGTGTCACGCCCGGGATCTATGTGAGGACCATTCAGGTAGGAGTACTGCATGAGGCCCGAGCAGTCGAAGGTGTCCGGTCCAGAGGTGTTGTAGACGTAAGCCTTGCCCAGTTGCCGCTGTGCTACTGCAAAGGCTTGGTCACCTGGCTTCTGCTGAGGCGCACTGCTCTGACTGGCGGTAGTGGACGACCCACCTCCACCATCATTGACGATGATGTACTGAGAGATCTGCGGCGGGTTTTCGTCAGGGCGTGGCTCATTTTCTGCGTAGTGGATGGGCATTTACGTGCTCCTCACCGCTGCCAGAAGCTGCGGCTTGGAGATCGCAGCGACGAACTGCTTCGCCATGTTGTCCATGTCCTGCTGACTGCTGGTGGGCGGCACTTGCAGGACCACCGACCCGGCCTTGAAGTTCAGGACGACTTGGACCGCCCCACCCATAGCCCCATTGCGGTTATACGGCGTGGTGCCGTAGTTGTCAGCCGCTGGCACCACAGCCTCGCCCTTGTGCAGCATGGCAAGCTGGGTGCGGTCGATCAACTGGGAGCCACGGGCGTAGTGGGAACCCTTGGACGACAGGACGTTCTTGGCGAAGTTGATGCGGTTCTGCATGGCCGGGGTACCGGCCCGCTCAAACGACTGCTCAAATGCCTGGGTGGCCCCGCTGACATCGGTCGCTGCCTTGACCTGGGACAGCCCCTGACCCTGGAACTCAGACCACAGGAAGTCAAGCTGCACACCCAGGTCAGTAGGTGGCTTGTTGCGCTGCTTCGCCAGAGCCAGCACACCCTGCCACCGCTCATTGACCGTCCACTGGGCGATGCCTCGCCCCGGGCCACCACCCGACTGGTTGGAGTTGGGGTTGACTCCTGACTCCTGGGCCAGGTTGCCGACGACACCAGCCGCCTGGAAATCTGACAGCCCCTTGCCCAGCAAGTAGTTGTACGCCTGCTGGACGTTGCCACTGCCGTTCAGGTTGGGGCCACCCGAGTCAGAGCCAGTCCCACCACCCGGGGAGGATGCGCCCTGCCCACCATTACCGGAGTTGTTGGTGCTGGACTGCTTCTTGTTGTTGGCGAACAAGCTGGACATGTCGGTGACACCCATGCCGCCCAGGCCCTTGTACCCCCAACCATAAGGACTGGCAGCGCCCCCACCCATGGTCTGAGCAGAAGCAGAGGGCATATTGGTGATGCCCAGGGCACTACCGAGAAGACCCAGCCCCGCTCCCAGTCCGGGCACGCCCATGGCTGCGCCCATAAGAGAACCCAGGATGCCGCCACCCTTCTTCTGCTGAACAGGGCCACCCATGCCAGCCTGGCCCCCGCCTGGATGCATGGCTGCGGCAAGCACAGTGTGCTCTGGTGGTTTTTGCAGCAGCACGTCGAGCACGCTGCCCTTGGGCGGGTTTTTCAGGGCGGCTGTGTCGCTGTCGTCTGAGGTGTTGTCGGTCTGCTTCTTCTTGTGGTGGAACAGCCCGCCCAGGAGATGCCCCGCCGCACCACCGAGGAGGCCCCCTCCAGCCAGGCCCAGGGCACCCCCGATAAGACCCCCATGCTCCTTGAAGAGGCCACCAACACCGTGAGCGATGCCCTTGACAGCCTGACCAATTTGCTTGTGGAACATCAGAGCTATGCCCGCAGCATTCAGAGCCAGCCCGATGGGCGCACCTATGCCGGTGGCGTCGAGGGCAGCACCGGCTCCCTCCAGACCCGCTGCTTCACCACCCATGAGGCCCGCCCGAGCAGCCAGCCCACCGGCCTTACCCTTGAGCAGCCCACCAGCCTTGCTCAGCAGGCCCCCTTCTCCTCTGAGGCTACCCAGCTTGCCCATGCCACCCTTGGTTGCACCCCAGGCCCGGGAGAAAAGGCCACCGAAGCCCTTGCTCTCCATGCCCAGCCGCTCACCCTCCTTGCCGACATCACTGCCCAAGACCTTGCCCAGGATGTCCCGGATCCCGCCCCTCTCCCCGCCCTTGATCCAGTCCATGGCCTTGCCGCCCATTTCCCGGAGCTTGCCGGTGCCCTGGAACATGTTGCCCAGGCCACCGCTGCCCCCACAGCCGAAGCAGTCCATAAGACCGCCGAGGATTCCTCCTTTGCCCTTGCCCGACATCCCGCCCTCGATGGCGTCTTCAGCCTCAGTGACGGCTCCCCCACCCTTGCCCATCTTCTTGAAGATGCCACCCATGGTCTTGCTACCCCTGATCCTGCGGAACAGGCTCTTGCCCGCCCACAGACCACCAGCCATGGTGAGTGCGCCCCCGACTATCCCACCCGGCCCACCAGGGCCAGGGATGATGCCGGTGGCGAAATTCGCCAGGTGACCCAGGGGGCCAGTGAAGTGGTCAGCAGCATGCAGCATGGCTGCGGCGGCATCGTTGAGTCGCTTGGCTGCCTCAGCCAGGGCAGGCTCTGCCTCTGACTCCATGCGTGACTTCGCAGACGTAGCCTGTAGCTGGGCGTAGTAAGGGGTCTGGCCCAGGGGCGTTTGCTTGGCCCCGGACTTGGTGCCCACATCGGGCATGCCCTTGCCCTGCTTGGCCTGGCCCAGCCGGGTGAGGGCGTACTGCATGAAGCCGTAGTAGGCGTCACTGTTCGGGTCGATGCCGAGAGCCTGGAGGTTGACCTGACCGGGCGCACCCGGCTGCATCATGGCCTCAAAGGTCTTGGCGTCGATCTTGTTGCCCATGGTGAGGCGGTTGAAAATCTGTGAGAACTGCTGCTCAGGAGTCTCCATTTTTCCGCCAGGGCGGAAGTTCATGCCCAGGGCCACAGCCCGGTTGAGGACCGGGGCCTGCTGCATCTGGTTCATGGCAGCCATGGCACCCTGACGGCTCATGCCGGGGGCCAGCGTCATCATCTGGTTGGCACCACGCTGGACGGTCGACCAGTTAGCCGTACCAGGAGCCGCCCCCATCTGCATCATGGCGTAGTAGTTGGACTGGGCGTAGTCCTGGGCGTTCTGCGCCAACGTGCCCTTGGGGATGCGGTACAGGCTCTGAGAACTGACCCCGAAGGCCGGGGCTTCCATCTGACCGATGGTGGCTCCCTGGACCGCCGCCGAGATCATGCTCCCGCCATAGCCAGTGGCGAAGTTGATGGCCTTGCCCGCCATGGCCGGGAGGATGGACTCCGCAGCCCGCCCCCACACATCCCTCCCACCCGTCTGGCTCTGCGTGGCCTTGGGCTTGGCCGTGTCGGGCGGCATGTCCTGGGTCTGCTGCTTGGCAGGAGCAGGGGCAGCCGCTGGCGGCATTATGGGGTTGCCCTGGAACGGACCCGCATCTTTGGGTTGACCGGGCGTCCACAGCGTGCCGCCTGCTGCACCATTGGTGGATGAAGGAGTAGGCGCAGCCCCGCCCTTACCCATGCCTCCAGGTGCAGCCCCGGCCATGGCACCTTGGGCCTGCTGTACCGACTGCTGAAGGCCAGACAGCTTGCCTGACAGATCCTCGATGGACTTGGCGATCCCTGCGATGCTCTGTGACGCCGAGGTACCGAAGGTGCCAAAGGCCCCCTGGACCTGGGTCAGTACGTTAGCGATCTCCTTGATCGCATTAGCGAATGCAGTCGGTCCCTTGCTGTCGAACAGCCCGACACCGTAGCCACCCTCAGGCATTACTTACGGTCTTCCAGGACAACCTCTACCCAGTGCTTTCGCTCTGGATAGGGCATGGCCTTGATCTCGGACAGGTTCCAGCCCAGGAACTTCTCGGAGATCCTCCGATACTGAAGATAAAGAAGATCGAGAGGGGTGAGGTCGTTAGCGAAATAAATCGACAAGGCTCACGGTGTAGTTCGCCTCTCGACCGCATTCGGTACATGTGACCCCCACCTCCTCCATCTGCGGACCAGGCTGGGCGTCGGCCATAGCCTGGACGATCTTGCGCCGGTCAGCCATGCTCATCTTCTGAGCGACGTGGCCCGCCACAGGAGCGCCGTCGAGGCGGCGTATGCAGCGGTCGATAGCGATGGTGATCTCCTCCGGGCCGGTCTTGTTGCCGGTGCCCACCATCTCCAACTGCACTGCCCCGGTGAGCAGCGCCACGTTGGCGATGTGCCCGTTACGGAGTTCGACCTCTACCTCCTGGACCATCGGGTTGTCCAGCTTCTTCATAGGGATGCTGTCCAGTTCCACGATGGTGCCGAAGGTCTGGCCGCACAGACGGCAAGGGAAGTCCGGTACCTCCCAGTCGGTGCCGAAGGTCAGCATCCGCACAGCCAGCATGAGTGCGGCCCGGTCACCGGTCAGCAACTTCTGCAACATCTGAGGCGGGAGCGGATCGATGAGGCCCACCGACAGCACACACCGCTTGAGCAGTAGTTCAACCACCCTAGGCACGTTGACCGTGGGGCTGAGAAGCTCCCGGGCCATGGCCTCCTCGTCGGCACCGTTGATCTCCCGGATACGGCACTCAGTGTGCAGTACACCATCTGAATCGATGAAGCCACCCGGTAGTTGAACAGTGTCAGCGGGCAGGGACGGCATGAGCGGGACGGTTGGCTCTGTGACCTTCCGTACTACCTCGCCAGCCTCAACTGAGGCCGCTTCTAAGACGTTGGGTTCAAATACTGTCATCAGAACTGTGTAGATGCGCTCAGGAACTTACCGGGATCCTGGGTCGCAGTAACTACTCCCCATCCTTCGTGTGCGAGTGTCAAGTTTTCGATAAAGACTGCGTTCCCACCGGCTTCCAAGTCACTGAACGAATAGCCCATAGGCCAAGCATTCTGGACAATGAATCGGGCCTTGATGGGTGGTGGCCGGTCGACACCAGCAGCATAACCCGTTGTGGTGATTGGGTGTTCTAGCACATCGATGGTGATGCCCACTCGGAAGTTGGTGGTCGGGCCACCGAACCCTCCTCCGATATTCACAGCAAAGATCTGGCCGAACCAGTTGTAGATTTCGTTCCTGCCTACACCTACAGAGGCCGAACCATTCTCGATAGGAGCCGCCATGAAGCCACGGGTTAGGGTGATAGGACCGAAGTCTGATTGCCCGGGCATTTTGCGAGTTGTCGTGTTGTTACCACCCTCCCTATAGGGAATAACCTCGTTGTTCACAGCCAGTCCAGAGACAGCCATGAAGCCCAGGCGAGGCAGAGTGGGGATGTTGGGATGGTTGATGCTGACCTGGAAGCGGAAGTTCCGCAGCGGGTCAGAGTTCAGTCCTCGACTGGTCATGTCTCCTCCTAGCTGTTGCTGATGTCGACGGCCTGTCCACCCGCCCACTGGCCGATCTTGATGACCACGAACTCGGCGGGGAACTGGAGGGCGACACCAACCTCGACGTGAACGATGCCCTGCTGGATCTGATCAGGGGTGTTATTGGTGGAGTCACACAGCACGTAGAAGGCTGACGGGGCGCTCAGCCCTGCCAGGCCACCGCTCTGCCAGAACTGGTTCAAGAACTGACTGAGCACCGAGGTGACGTGGTTCCACAAGACCCAATCGTTAGGTTCAAAGACGGCGAACCTCGTCAGGGCGACCATCTGGCTTGACAGGTAGATGATGCTCCGGGCCACCGGCACGTAGCGGGTGACCATGTAGGACGAGAGCGTGCGTGCGCCCCAGATCACCACGCCTGAACCTGGCACTGACACCAGGCAGTTGACATTGGCCTGGTTGAGGTTGCCCTGATCGGTGTTAGTCAAAACCCCGGTGGACTCCACACCATAGACACCCAGCAGGGAGGTGCCCAGGCCAGCCGGGGCCTTGGCGACTCCTCTGTTGAGGTCGGTGGCGATGTACATACCGGTGACGAACCCGCCCGGAGGAACAGTCCTCGTCGCCCCTGCGGTAGGCGAGTAAGGATCAGCGATGACAAGCTGCGGGTAATAAACCGCCGCCTTCTCACTGCGGAAGCTCAGGTTCAAGGCCCAGGGCAGCATGGCTGAGGGGGTGTAACCAGGCGGGGGATCAAGAACCAGGAACACGTTGCCCCGGTTCTGCGCCTGGCCCACGACTGGCCCTATGACAGTGGGGTCATATTGCCCACACAGGTTGACCACGAAGGGCTGGTCCGGGAACTGATCAAGCAGAGCGAATGCATTCTGGAAGTCAGTGGGCTGAGGCGCAGGCGGGGGGGCGGGAGGGGAACCAGTGCCGTCCAGGCCACCAGTTAGCTGTGTGGCAGCAACGGACTTGGGGTTGTTCGATGGGGGTGCAGTGGCCGACGCCCCTCCAGCAGGCTGCGCCAGTTGGATCCACCGGGAGCCGGTGTAGGGGTTGTTCACCACTTGCAGGGCGTAGTTGGGAGTGCCCATATTGGTGGAGTTCGGCACCAAGGACAGGTCACGCCACTGCTCCACTACATTGCCTGGACCAGGCGTGCCCGTACCTCCTGGCAAGTAATGGACCAGAAGGTTGAAGGTCAGCATCGGTCCAGCCGGGGGCGTGCTGATAGGGCTTAGGGAACCCGGAGTGACCTCAACCCAAATGTTGTTGCTCCAAGCTCCCGGGTTGGCAGCCGACACCACCAAGGTCTGCAACGGAGTAGCAGCCTGGTCCATAAGGGTGATCTTGGCTGCCACTGGGTTCGACGCTGCGGTGGCAATGCGGATGACGACGGCGCTTGACCCACCCGCCGAGAAATAGCTGTACACGGCCAGGTGTAGGGGGCTGACGGGAGCATTAAGTTCAAACCCGCCGAACCACCCCGTGAAATCACGCCAGGACGTGACGATAGTGGGGACCATCGGACCCCGAGGTGCCCAACCAATGAAGCAGGCCACCGCATCGCCTGGCGTGGCACTGACATAGGTGGGGAAGGAAGAGGTGTCGACGTAGACGCCAGGCCGACTAAGGGTTACGGGCATATCACGCTCCTGCTGTCTCGGATCGGTACTGACCGTGGATTTCCCCGGGGAGCACCTGGGGGGTGTCGCTGATAGCGGTTACCGCACGCTCTCCCCACACCTTCTGACCAGTGCGGGACTCAATGAGAGCAATGACCACCTTGGCTACCCGGGTAGTGGAGATGGCGATCATGGACTCGATCTCGGTGGAGATGCGGACTTGGTAGATCTGCCGGAAGAGCCGCTTGTCGGCCTCCATGGCGTTGGTACGGGTGACCCCCATGACGGTGAGGCGGCGCACCGTGCCACCCGGGCAAGTCACCTGGGCGAAGCGGGGGTGCAGTCGACCGAGCGCCAGAGCGCCGCTGATCTGAGAGATGTGCTGGTTGATCCTGGCCGAGGCGGTCACGGTGTAGTCGAAGTCCATGGGGATCGGGTACTCCATGAACACGGCGTCACTGAAGGGGATGTCCTGGAGGTAGCGAAACCAGATCGGCACCCAGCCCCGGTGCTCCCGCTCATGGGCCACCCGCTCGCTCAGGAAATTCACCACCATATTCGGATATACGATGCGCCGCTCTTCTCTCTCAGGGTTGTGAAACCACACCGGCACCGGGCGAGGCGTGCCTGGGCTGGTGTTGAGATCGGTGACCGTGACGCCCTGGAGGAGGGTCTTGAGGCCCATGTCCTCTTCGGTGTAGAGGCCCAGGAAGGGAGGGTTGGGGTCGGTGTCATACGTGGGGTTGACGACGGTCATCTCAGGCTTCCGGCCAACTCGGAGTAGAAGACCTCTTCGATGTCACCGCTCTGTCTCGCCAACTCGGTAGCCACTTCGGTGATCTGGTAGTGGTTCTCCATCTGGTTGGCGATGGAGGCCATGCCCCACACCCCCGGTGAGGACGGGATACCGACCACGACGTTGCCCTGGTCCTCAAAAACCTGAAGGTGTTCTGCCACGTCATGGAACAGGGAGATGCTGCTCTCACCCTTGATCAGCATCTGCATGTGACCACGCAATGCCTCACCGGCTGCATGGGCGGCGGGCATGACAGCCTTCTGCATTTTTCCGTATTGGCGTGCGGCCTTGCCCAGCATCTCCACGTCTGCTTGCTTGACGCAGTTGAATAAAGAGGAAGGCATTTTCCCTCTGTCGCTGGGCGTTTTTTGGCTGGTGCTGCTTGACCGGCGTTGGCGGGCCGGATAGCTCCAAGCGTAGGTCCGGGTGTCGCACCCCCCTTGACCACCCGAACGTAGCCTGGGGGTGTGTCAGTGACTGGGCCGGTCAGCGGACTTCCGAACCCGTACGACATCACCGCAGGCGTACCGGGGCAGTACCCCGATTCCGATCAAGGGTCGCTCTACCCCCCAGTAGATCCCTCTTCGACCCAGCGGATCGCTCAGATGGCCCGACTCCGACTCCGGGATCTGCCCCGGCCCTTCCTGGCGAGGCAGACCTGCTCTGGAGCAGCCTGGCGGTTTGAGCTACCCGTGGAGAACGTCGAAGCGGGCAGCTTCCAGGTGGTGCTCACCGACACCACCCAGGAGGGCACGACGAACCAAGTCCTGGGCCAGGACTACTTCCTCGATGCCCATGGTGGTGTCCTCACCTTCCGGGTCGCTCCCGTGGGGGGCATGCTCATGGTGGCGCAGGGCACCTACTACCGGGACTTCCTGCCCGCCGAGCTTGACCTCTATATCCGCACGGCCTACATCCAGCACACCTACGGCACCGAGCCGACTGAGCAAGTCGACATCTACGGCGACACTCCGGTGCTGCCACCCCCTCCGAACTCAGCGGGCCAGCCCATCTACCCCGGCACCCCGGCCCCCATGATGCTCAACGAGGTGGAGGAGTACCCAGTCTCCATCCTGGTCACGATCATGGCCCTGTGGGACATGGCCGTGGGCATCGCCCAGCAGCACGACATCCATACCCCGGACGGGGTGACCATCCCCATCAGCCAGGTGTTCCAGCAGTTGATGTCGATGATCAACGCCCTCCAGACCCAGTACCTGACCCTGTCGAGCGCCCTGGGCGTGGGCCTGTATCGCATCACCCAGTCCAGGCTGCGCCGGGTCAGCCGTACTACCAAGAGGTTGGTGCCCATCTTCCGATCCAAGGAGTACGACGACATCACCTGGCCCCAGCGGGAGATGCCGCAGATCGATGTCACGCAGAAGATGTACACCTACCAGGGCACCTGGGATGCCACCCGGGCCTACAACCCCCAGGATCTCATCGACTACAAGAACCACCGGTACGTGGCCCTCCAGCCCAGCACCAACATCGACCCCACCCTGGACGTGGACCCCAAGACCGGGTCCGGGTACTACTGGGCCTGGACCACCATCAACACGGGGTGGGTGGGCTGGTGGTAGCTCCGTACCCTGATATTCCTCCGACTCCCAGCCACCTGAACTCAACCCAGTTCAAGGACCACGTCCACCCTCATCAGATGGCCCTGCCTGGCATGGAGCACATGGCTCACCCCTGGGCCGAGCACCTGTCCCGTGGCTTCATGTTGCAGTTCAGTAGTAGCCGCAGTGAGCACCACCTGACCGCCATGGACGTGTCCGACCCGAAGTGGGGACCGCAGGAGGCGGCAAGCCTGGACTGGGCCAAGAGCCATCGAGATGTGCCAGGTGAAATCAAGATGGTGCTGAACTACCAGGCCGGTGGCAAGGAGACTCACGGGCAGGGCGTAGCCAAGGGACTGGCCGGGGCGCTCATGCACTCGGCCCACCATTGGGACTTCGGCCAGGAGACTCTGCCGATCCATTCCCATGTTCGCACCGAAGCTGGAGAGCACTTCGCCACCAAGACCCGGCCTGACCTCAAGCCCGATGTGTGGAGCAACCTGGACAAGCCTGGTGCGAGGTACCGAACCAAGGGCAAGGCTTCGCATGCCCCTGTCGAGTGGCCCAACGTAGGCCCGGAGTTCCACCCCTTCCAGAAGCAGAAGGCTGAAGCAGAGAGGGCTGCTGCCACCAAGATGAGGACACCGAAGAAGGCCAAAGGCCAGGGGACGTTGTTCTGATGCCGCTCTACACCCCCGACTACATCGCCAAGGATCGGGTGATTCGCATGAACGAGGTCATGCGGAACTACCAACGGGTATGGGGCGAGAACGTGCTGTGGTCCGAGTACGACGCCCTGGACTCCTCCAAGCACAACGTCTACGACGAGGGACCGACCCGGGTGTGGTACCCACCCTGCACCCTGCCGGTCATGTTCCTCGACTTCCGCCAGGACGATCCCATGGACACCGACGAGGGCTTCTACGTCCTGTCGACGGCCTCAGTGTGCTTCCAGGTGACCGAGGCCATGAACCGGTTCAGAATAAATCCTCTCTTTACAGCCTCTCACTTCCGGGACCGATTTTCCTACGACAACATCGTCTACCGGGTGACCAAGTACGAAAAGCAGGGTTTCGTTCACGGGACATACCTCACCGTGAGCGCCCTGGGCGAGCAAGTCAAGGCCGAAGAAGTCGTTAACGACGCCCAGCAGCAAGACTTCTTCGTGCAGCAGTTGGTGTGGTGATGACCCTCCAGTACGACTTCTACCTGAGTGCCGGGGCCGACTGGCAGAAGGTGGTGCGCCTGCGTGACCAGGGCACGGGCAGGCTCATCGCCCTGGAGTCTGCCGTCATGGAGATCCGCAACACCAACTACGTCCTGGTGCTACGGCTCGACTATGACAGCGGGCGCTGCGTGGTAGCTGAGGACGGGGCCTCCATCCAGTTGCACATCAGCGACGACGACAGCCTGGCGTACCTGTCCCAGGGCAACTACCCCGGAGCGGTTCAAGCTGTTGGGGTTTGGGGCATCGGGCGGTCTTACATCTACGACCTGTTCGTGCTCTACGGCACTGGGGTGCAGGACCGCATCCTGCGGGGCTACTTCTACGTGGACCCCAACATCACCCGTGGCCCCGAACTCACAGCCCAGCCCACCGCACTCGCCATCGGCCAGAGAGGCAACTACTGATGACTGACGCCATCGTCATCACCCCCGAGACTGATGTCATCGAGATCCTGACACCAGGCATGCCCGGACCTCCCGGCATGCCTGGCCCCCGGGGGCCAGGTGGGGTGCAGGGGCCAACCGGTCCAGCAGGCCCAGTCGGTCCCAGTGGCCCCTATGGGCCTCCAGGGGGCTTTGTAGTCGCTGCGGTCATACCAGACACCAGCCACCTCCCAGCGGCCCCTACAGCGGCTCAGGCGGGCATGGTGTGGCTGGTGGGAACGACGAGCTACGTCGTCTACTGGTGGAACGGGACGACCTGGCAGACCCTGAACATGGCAGCCGGTCCTCAAGGGCCTCCGGGGCCAGCAGGTCCAACCGGGTCAGCCGGTCCCCAGGGAGTCGTGGGGCCAACTGGAGCGCAGGGGCCAGTGGGAGCTACTGGCGCAACCGGGAGCATGGACCAGCTATTCCCGCCCACCTGGGCAGATGCGTCCTCGCTCCTAGTCATACCGTGGAAGCCGATCACCAACTCGCTTGTCAGCTACTACGTAGATGGCTTCGGGCGCTGCCAGCTTCGGGGCGAGGTGTTCTTCCAGGGTGGAAATCCTGGGGACGCCTCCATCATCATGGCCTGCCCTCCGGGCACCACGCCCAAGCAGAACGCTGTCCTCTGCGCCATCGAGGATGTCATCCCTATGCGGGTGTATCGGGTAGACGTACGCACAGATGGCAAAATTGTCTTGAGGTTCCCTGTGCCCTACTCCACAGGCCAGCTTTTCCTCGACAGCCTCAGTTGGAGCACCCAGTAAAGGAGCGACATGAGTACTACCGAAGCCCCCGAACCTCACCCCGAAGCCCAGCCCCAAGAAGCTCCTGCGGAACCCTATGTCGACCCCACCGGAGCACCTGGGGGGACCGGCGTACAACCGCCCGCCACCGAGGAGCCGGTCACTGAGTCTCCTGCTGAGGAGAGCGAAGACGAGTCGGAGGAAGAGTGAGCACTCCACGATTCGACATGGATCTGGATGATCCTCGCTGGACTGATGGCACCTTTGAGTTCCCGTCACGGGCTGACCTGGAACGGGAGCCAAGTCACCCTGAACTGATCCCTGACGACCACCCTGGCCCGTTCAAGGAGCGGAGAGAGGAGCAGAAGGATGGCACTTAACCGAATCTGGCTGCCCTCTCCCAACTACTCCAGCCGGGGAGGAGCAGGCGTACGCCTGATCGTTATCCATACGGCTGAAGGATCGAAAACATACCAGTCGTTGGGTAACTACTTCGCCTCTTCATCCAGCCAGGTGTCCTCCCATACCGGGATTGATGACACTGTCAACACTGTGGGGGAATACGTAAAGCGGGGCAATAAAGCGTGGACGGCCTCAAACGCAAATCCTGTGGCCGTTCAGGCCGAGCTATGTGCCTTTGCCGCCTGGGACAGCGCCGAGTGGCACAGGCACCCCAACATGCTGTCGAACTGTGCCGCCTGGATCGCTGAGGAAGCCGCCGCCTTCGGCATCCCCATCACCAAGCTGAATGCCTCTCAGGCTCAGGGTTCAGGGCGGGGCGTATGCCAGCACGTCGATCTCGGTAGCTGGGGCGGCGGGCACACCGACTGTGGCTCTGCTTTCCCACTGGACGAGGTCATCGCTATGGCCGGGGGCCAACCAGCACCGTCACCAGGGCCTACGCCCACTCCTCCCCCGGCAGGTAAAGCGCCACCCTTTCCCTACCCAAGCTCCGATTACCTGGGCAAACCAAGCTCCGATCCACATTGTCATTCCGGCCACTACGGCGGCGTGGATAGCACGAACGTCCGCACCTGGCAACAGCAGATGGCGAACAGGGGATGGAACATCGGTGTAGACGGCGACTTCGGAAATCAGTCAGATCAGGTCTGTCGCCAGTTCCAGGCTGAGAAGGGCTTGTCCGTAGATGGACTTGTAGGTCCGACCACTTGGTCTACAAGTTGGACCGCAGCCGTGACCTGATGTGAGTTCGGTACCAGGCCGAGAATCTGAGGAACCGAAGGAGGTCAGTCGGCTTGAGTGGCTGGCTCAGCGTGTCAACAAGGATCAGGAATACCCACGATGGGTAGCTATCGTCCGACAGGTAGCCGTCTTCCTGCTGGGGGTGTGGATCATCACCTACTCGGTCAATGCCAGCAGCAAGAACATCGCCTACATCATCACGGGACTGATCCTGATCGGCATCATCCCGGTGGAGACAATGCTCCTGGCCGTAACCCGGCGTCGCAAGCGAGATGAATGAGTGTCACCGATCTCATCGCCCTCATTGCAGGCATAGGTGGGATCGTCGCCGCCATTGGAGGAGTCCTGCTGGCGATCAGGACCGTACGTAACAAGGAGCGCAAGGGAGCCAAGGAAGACCTCGACAGCATGAGCCACATGCTGGCCGACGAGCGCCGCCTACGCATCGAGGCGGAACGTCACAACTACGAGCTTCTACTCGATCTGGCGGAACATGGCATCAAGCCACCGAAGCAGAACGGGGGAGAGGATGGGATGGATCCGAAGAGTCTTTAGTAGCGGGGTGGCGCTGCTGCTCATCGCCGCTGCCCTATTTATCGCCTGCGCCGTAGCTCTGGTAGTGGGGAACCCTCCCGAGCCTGCGGCAGCAGGGCCACCAGGAGCACACGGCCCCCCTGGACCACAGGGGAAAACTGGGCCAACAGGACCACAAGGCCAACGGGGACCACAAGGAGAAAGAGGTGCCATTGGACCAGCCGGAACCGGATCAACAACTGCGAGCCAGGCGGGAGTAGTGGGAGCAACGGGAAGCACCGGTACGGCGGGAGCGACGGGAACGCAAGGCCAGGCAGGATCCAGCGGCTCCACAGGATCCGCTGGAGCGAAGGGCCAACCGGGTGCAATTGGCCCGTCTGGCGGTCGTGGACCTGCTGGCCCTGCTGGGCCTGCCGGTGTCCGAGGAGCGACGGGAGCTACGGGGAAGGCCGGTGCAACCGGACCACCGGGGCCAGCAGGTCAGGCGTGCCCAGCCGGATACTCCCTGAAGCCCCTCTCCGTCAAGGAGAAGAGCGAAGTCCTCAACTTCCTGGCCTGCCAGCGGTAGCTATTCCGTATCGCTCATCAGCCGACTGGTAAAGACAGTGTCCAGGTAGCCAGTGGCTCCCAGGAAGCTGGGGTCTTGGCCGACTGTGCCGAGCATCGACTCCACTAGGGAGGGTGGCTGGTCATTGGTGGCGATTACGTCAAACGATGGACCGAAGGCGGTTGACATGCTCATGGGGCCACCGACATTTGCACCGTCACCGTGAGTTGGGCGTTGGTTGCGGGAATCGGCCCAACGACACTCAGGACCGTGACGGGGTAGGTGAGATATGTCCCCCCATCAGTACTCGGACCAGTCATGTTCACCAACATCACGCTGGACTTGTTGGCATTAGAGATCTTCGTCGTCCCGTAGGAAGGGTCACTATCCACTAGAACAGACGGGAAGCTCAGGCCACTGTTGCTGGTCTTGCTCACGGCCATGACCGACGCCGACATGTCCCAACTGTTGAGGTTGATCTTTCCAGAGGCAGGACCGGACTGTGGTGTGTACTGGTAGCTGTACTGGTTGGTGAAGGTGTAGGCGGCATTGAAGATCTCCGTGATGATCGACCTGAGATCAGCCGCACTGATCTGCCCAGTGGTGTTGTCCGGTAACAACGCCAGAATCTGGTTCAACGTCATGGGCATGGCGTCAGCTTAAATTTTTGCTATAGGAGCCTGCCGAGATGCTGAAGGTGTCCCCTAAGTTGCAGGTCTTGTTCGTGCTCAGAAGTCCGAACCAACGCCGGGTGGTGCCGTTGGCGTCGTACTCTTCCACGCCTCCGACTGTGCAAGCAGGCATATTGACATAGGTCAGCGTGTTGCTCGACGTGATGGCACCACCCGAGGGGGCGGCGAACTGGATGGCCTTACGAACATAGCCCGCACCCACCACTTCGCTCCCCGGCGTCGTGGCTGTGCTGGGGGTAGTGATAGTTATCAGAGCCACAAGCTGGGTGCCAAGGCCACCGGACACAGGAGTGAAGGCAGCCTGGCCCGAAGACGCCGCCAGGATGTTATTCGCTTCGGTGGTGGTCAGGTTGGCCGTGACTCCTCCTTGGTGTAGTCGAACTCCGGGGAGGTGATCCCATGGACCTCAAAGAGTTCAGCCAGGTACTCCCTGGGAGGGTTCTGCAAGAACTCGTTGAACCTCTCACCCGGCTCCAACGCATCGTCGTCGTTCAACGCCACCCGGGCGTGCTTCATGGCGGTCTGACAAAGCTCACAGCCATCCGAAGCGCAGCACTGGACGTGCTTGGTGATCGATAAATCAACCGGTTGCTTTGAAATCGGGTGAGTGAAAGCCACGTAATTGGTGTGATGCCCGTGACTATCTGTCAATTCACACTTGGCACATTGACGCTCGATGCGCTCACCCTCAGCCATCAGTGGTAGACCACCCCCCGGCTATCGAGCCAGTTATAAAGATCCCGGGGGACACGGTAACGACGGCCTCGTAAGAAGGTGTAGCTGGTGCCCGCTCCGTAGGTCATGTCCTCGATGTCGGTATTGACCCTGATGACCCGCCACTCGTCCTCTACCACCATGGGTTCCGGACCCAGGTCTTGGACCTCCATGGCGTTGGGCGTCTGGACCTTGGGCACCTTCTTCATCTCCATGTCCTGGAGATCCTTCATGGGGTCATAACCGGGCACCACGTTGGTGGGGTCCAGGACGGGGTCATCCTCCACCGTCACGGGCTGGCTGAGGGACTCGATGCGGGCCTGGGCCTCCGGTGACATCTCCACCACCTGACCGGAGGAGGGGTCGAAGACCCCTTCCTCCTCGATCACGGTGTCGACTTGGTTGACCAGGCCGACTTCTTGCTGGCGCTGAGCCAGTACCTGGGCGTTCTCCTCAGCCAGACGCTCTCGCTGCTGGCCGGTGAAGTCGCCTCGTTGCGCTCTCGGCATCGATCAGTTGGTCCAAGCCTGGACCACGCTCTGATCGGTGATGAGGCCAAAACCCCATATCGAGTACCAACACAGGGCATGCTCACGACCGAAGTCCAGCACCCCACCGTCACGAAGCTCGACGGGGAGGGCGATGGCGTGGCCGAAGGCATTGTCGCCCAGGTAGAGCGCACCGTGGGTGACGCCAGCGTTGCCCTGGCCGGTGCCACCAGCGGGACCAGCACCAGGGGCGTACTGACGCACCTGGGTTGTCTCGATGTACACCACGTCGTTGAGCCGCCCGATCTCCCCGATCATGAAATTACCCGGTGCTGCATATTTTGTCATTTCGATGAATTCCGGGTTATCTCGTATCCTACGAGACTGATGCGGGTCGATGAAGCACACGTATGTCTCACCGATGCGAGGGACGTTCTTGGTCGCCAGCGTTTCGACCGCATCCTTGGTCACGTTGACGCTCATGTACTGGGTGCCAGCCAGGGCGGCGTAGTTGGCAGCCACCACGCCCTGGTCGTAGGGCGAGAGCGGAGTGATGGCACCAGTCGGCAGGGTGTAGCCGAAGATGGTGCTGGAGGACTGGTACAGGGTGTCCCGGGCGCTGCCGTCCAGGTACTTCGCCATGTTCCTCCCGAGCAGGCGTGAGGACGAAGCCATCACGTCATCGAAGGAAGCGTTGAGCAGTAGCTCACTCACGGCCACGGCGTAGCCCTGCTCAGCCACGGTGATGGCGTACTGGCTGGCCGTGAGGGCAGCGGTCTGCATGCGGACACCTTCAACCAACTGCGTGGCGTCACCCAGGTTATTATAACGCATGAAGTTCACTTGAAGGCCAGGTTGTATACCGAGTTCCGTCTTCTTTACAGCAAACTGCTCGAAACGCAGTACGGGCATGCTCTGGAACAATATCTCTTTGCTCCAAATGACCTGGATAGCCGGGGAAAGCTGTGAGTTCGTACCCGGGTACCCGGTTGGCGACGCACTCAGCAGCGGGGTTCCAGTGATGCTGGAGGGCATCCTGTCCTACCTCCTTATTTGGGGTTTTCGGGTACTACCTCATTGCCTACGGCTGATGGATGCCGCTCGCAACAAGTTCTCTCGTTCAGCAGCGTATTCCTCTGGAGTCATGGCCTTGAGTTCATCCGCCGTATACGTGCGTGTGGCCCCAGCAGTTTCCATGGGACCGACTGGAGGCGCAGTGACACCCACAGTTGGTCTTGTGGAGTTGACCTTCCGTAAACCGTCCACCACATTGTTGCGAATGAGGTCGGTTTTTTGCATGAGCAGGTTGATCGAGGCGTCGATCTCTTCGGGGCTATTTCCGGCGACAAGATCTCGCAGTTCCTCTGCGATTTTGTCACCGTCCTGAGCCATACGCTGGGCCAGGTAGGTCTGAAGGGAGGCGTGGCGGCGCTCCTGGTCAAGGATGGCAAGGGCGTTTTCCCTGGCCTTGCGCTCCTCTTCCAGCTTCTGCTCCCACTCCTGATCCTTCTTCTGGATCAGGTCACGAAGCTCCATCTCCTCTTCTTCTTTTTTCTTCTGCGCCTTGGCAGTCTCCCGCTGGAGCTTTTCTTCCGCCTTCTGGCGGTCCTCAGCCTCCTTGCGGTACTGGGCCAACTCATTCTGGAGTTCGTCAGCCCGCTGCTGCTCTGCGGCGTAGCGGGCACGCTCCTCCTGGCGGATGCGCTCGACATCCTCCGTGGTGAATGCCTGGGGCGGCTCGCCACTGCGCTGTTGGCGTGGGGGCTGGGCCGGTGGCTCAGCCGGGACGGTGATGGTGGTACCGGGATCAGGTGGCTGTGGCTCACCTTCAGGCTGGTTCTCTGGTTCGGTGACGGTCATTACGCCTTCTCATCCTCCTCCGGGAGTCGTCGTTGGGGCAGAGTTGTGCCGTGGGCCAGGGTGACGATCCGCTGGAACATCTTCTTCACGTCCTCGCTGTCCTCCAGGTTGATCCCTGGCAGGGAGCCGATCTTGGCCTGTGGGGCACTGTTTACACCTGGACCGCCCGCCGACTTCACACCCCCGTTGGGACTCCCGTTGCTCTTGCCGTTGCCATTTCCGCCATTTTGGGGTGGTGGTGGGATTGGCTGTGGACCCTCCGGGCTGACCATGCCGGTCATGTTGGCCACCAGGGATGCCACCTGGGCCTTCAGTAGCTCCAGGGCGGCTTGCTGTTCGGCGTCATCAAGTAGCTCCTTGAAAAGCTCCTGGAGCTTCTCGTCCGGGAACTCCTCGCCAAGCTCCACCATCGCACCACGCTTGGACTCCAGGCCCAACTGCATCTTGACCATTAGCTCGTTGAGCAGCACCAGCTTGTCCACTGGAAGCGGGGGCTGGAAGCTGACCACCGACTCGTAGGTGATCGGGTCCATGGGGTCCAACAGGGGCTGCTGGTCGTCCCGCAGGGGCGGGTCGAACGTCGGGTTGTAGACCAGAGTCTCAGGCTCTTTCATAAACAGCGTCTTCAGGGCGAGCCGGTTGACCTCAGAGAACCCTTCTCCGTACTGGGTTTCCTTGAGGTGGAAGCGATTCATCAACGGCTGATACTGGATCGCCAGGGCCACGCCCGAGGTGTTGGAGATGGCCTGCTCCTCGCCCAGGGCGGTCACGGGAACACCGGTCATCTCATGCATGGCCCGCTTGAGCACGTCCAGTAGCTTGATGGCCTCCTCGATGCCCCTGGGGTCGAAGAGCAGGTTCTCCACCTTGGCATCCTTGTTGGGGATGCTCCAGGTCTGATGGGTGCCTTTTTCCAGGTTGGCTGCCCGAGCACCAATCACTACTGTGACCGGCGCAGCGTGGTAGTTGACGATATCGCAGATATCTGTGGCTACCTCATTGTAGGTTCTGTTGAGAACAGTGATGTCCTGTATATCAGGCATTCCCCACGGTGAGGAGGCGATGGGCAGGTTGGAGATGTGGACGATAGGTATCTCTCCCAAGGGATTTTCCCTGGAATCTATAAGCTCGTCGTTCACATATTCCTCAATCTGGTTCTCGGTAAGTAGCTCAGTATAGGTGAATACCTGCCTTGTTCCCTCCTGAGTTGTCCCCCAAAAACGGTACTTGAGCTTGAATCTAATCAGTCTTTTGCGATCATGTGGATGCCATTCCGGGAAGGCATATGCGCTGTTGATGGGCAGGATACGCACTCGACCTGGGTGAGACATCCCGGCAGGGTCGACCCATGGCTCCTCGTAGGCCACCTTGATGAAGGAGTCCCCGGTCACGCTGCCCATGGACCCGATCTCCCACAGCAGGGAGTCCTTCTGGTTGTCCTTCTCCCATATGCGCTGGAGCCGGGTAGGGACTATCGCTCCGGTGGTGTCAGGCGACCGGAACTTCACACCCTTGCCGAAGACGAAGTTGGTGGTGAAGTCACTGAGGGCACGGGTCCAGTTGAAGGTGAGTTGCGGGTCACCCAGGTCTGGTCGCTGTGCCCAGTGATAGCCCAGGTAGAAGGCCCAGTTCATGGCGTACCGGCTGAGCCTGGGGCCGTGGACCTCAAACTCCTCGTCGGCCAGTTCCACCAGCCCGAGCGGGCTGATCTGGATCGTCAGGTCTGACGATGCCGCTCTATAGCTGGGGGATTGAAACTGGATCGACACTAAGCCCCTGTCCTACGGGCCTTCACCCTGGCCTTGGAGGCGGCTGCCAACGTGGCCGAGCGGCGTGCTTTCGACTCTTGGTTGACGCCATGCTTGAGGTACGACTCTGCCGCCCTGGCTCCTGGCGTGGCGTAGGAAGGAGTCGAACGCCGTCCTTCACTACGCCGGTCGTTGAAGAGGGGAGGGGCATCTTCACCGTTCATCGAGGCCGGTCCCTCCGCATCTGGAGATAGTCGAGATGCGTCATGGGCAGCTTGCGCCGCTGTGCGTTCTTCTTCACGGCGGCGACCACCCGCTGATCCTGGAGGCCCGCCGACTGTGCCGCTATGGCAGCATGACGAGGCTGGAAGCGGTGTAGCTGAGAGGTGTCGCCAGTCATTTAGGGCCGGTGGGCTTGCCGCCCCGGTAGACGCCCTCCAGGGCACCACCCAGTTGACTCATGCTGGGCGCACGACCTCCCTCTCGTCGGGGCGAAGACGCCAGGGGGCTGGCATGAGGGTCACGCCGGTCGTTCCACAGGGTGTCCACGTCCATGTAGTCGACCGGCACACCTTTTACCTTGGACTGCTTCATCCGGCGTTCCTCCGTAGCTGCTCGACGTGCTCGATCTCATGGGGGGCCACTGACCCTCCACCCACCACCCGGTCGTAGAGGGCTTTGGCAGCGGCGTGGTGGATGGGGGTCACCGGGTTACGAGGGGCGTTGGGGTACTGACGGCCCAGGGGCGGGGGCTGCTTGGGCAGGCTCCGCAGGTTCATCTCGATCCCCAATTGCTTGCGGTACTCAGGGGACTTGTCGGCCCGGATGCGCTGCTCCGACCAGGGCACCTCCTGGGTGAAGGTGGCGGGCATCCCGATCTGGTGAGCCGCCTGCCTGGTAGCGTGATTTTCCACTGCGTGACGTAGGGCGGCGTTCTTCACCCGGCCATCAGTGGCGACCTTGGCCTCTGAGGACACCGACGACTTCCGCATGCGCTTGTCGCTGGCGAGATCGGGGTCAGACACCAGGGTCTTGGCGATGCTAGAGCCACTCCTGCCCTTGGCTTCACCTGGCTCTCCACCCTCCCGCACACTGCGGGGGTCTTGCTGGGTGGAGATGGACTGCATCCAGGTGTCCTCAGCGGTGGGGCGATCCTTCGCCAGGATCCCCTCGTCCGACTGACGCAGAGGGCGATAGTCGGGCAGGGTGTGCTGCCCACTGGGGTGCCTGCGGATGCCAGCAGCACTCAACTGGAGGGCAGATAGACGAGCTTCCGGCGAGCCAGCCGGGGGCTTCGCCGCCTGGGCCGACATGCGAGCCAACTTGTCCGCACCCGTGTCAGGGTGGAAGCCCTGGGGCGTGCGGCGTCCCTGGGCTACGCCCTTCTGCCCACCCCGCTGATAGTCCTGCGCCCGAGCCATGTACTCCAGGTGTGCGGCACTACCCGGCACCGAGTCCAGGGTGTTCTGCCGGTAGCTCCACAGCTTGGGAGCAGAGTGTGGGTCAATTACGTCCTCCAGAGAACGCTGGCCCCGCAGGTACTCGATGCCCTTGAAAGCGTTCTTGGCCTTGCGGGCCGCACCCAGGTCTTCAAAGGGAGCAGTGGACTGGACGGGCTGCTGCTTCTCCTCCCGCATGTGAGCAGCCACCGAGCCAATGGCAGCGATGTGCTTGGCGTCCATGTCCGACAACTTGACGTGCTGGCCCTTCCAGTTGGCAGGCATGGGAGCGCCCTGCAAGTCGCTGCCCTTGAGCCGCTGGTTCACCACCGAGTGAAGCTCAGGGGTGACGTGGACGGTGTGATCGTCCTGACCGGCGACCATGTTCATAATGGCCCGCCCCGCCCGCTTCTCGATCTCCGGGTGGTTCTCAGGACTCATGTTGGTGGTGACCGTGATGGCCTGTTCCTTGCTGAACCCATGCTGGTCGCCAGCGGAAGCGATGTCAGCGTGGTGACTGAAGTACCAGCCACTGCCCTCTGGAACCTCTGGCATTTTCCAACCAGTTTGTGGGTCAGTCAGAGGGCCTATTTTTTTGGCCCGTGCCCGAGCTTGACGGGTCCGCTGCACCCGGGCCTGGGTGGCTCCCTCCTGGGTGATGGGGATGTCCTGGACGTGTGGCTCGATAGCAGCCAGGGCCTTGATCCGCTTCCGGCCCTTCTCCCGGCCCTCCTCCTTGATGTTGGGGTTGACGGCCTGCTCCTGGGCCTTCTGCTTGGCCTCAGCCACGTGCCCCCGGGCCATGCCCATAGCAGCCCAGTTCTCCCGGACGGCCTTCTCAGTCTCCGGGTCCATGTGCTCGACCTGAACGGCCTCGCCCGCTGGTGCCCAGTCCTTCCGCCTGGCTGGCCGCTCTGGCTCTTTACGTCGGGCCATCAGA